TTGTGTACTGTTTTAATGAATATATTTTTAATTGATAAAATGGCTACAATGACAATGAAGGGTGGAAACGCTTCTGAGTTGTATAAAGGTGATGGAAGATTAAAAATGGCTAGAGCTTTGGAAAGACTTTGGCCAAGAGTAGTTAAAACCGACAGAAGATTTAAAAGACCACAACACGTAGTTGCTCATCAATGGAAGAAATTTGATACTAAATTAATTCGCAGAAAAGATATTGATTGGAATAATATGAAAACTAATAACTACGGTATGAAATTAGTTCAGGTTGGAAGCGAAATTAAGTCCAAAGAAATTAAGGATTTAATAAATAAGGTATAGAAAACAATAACTTATTATTGTGTATTAATTTCACAAATCATTTTAATAATTTATATATTGCAATAGTTTAACTATTAATCTATTGAGAAAAACCTAACCTAAAATGGAGTAATTGCTATGGATAAAACACTAGAGCAAATATTAAAGTTGTTGGATAAGGCAGATGACTTAAACGCAAAGATCAGAGACAAAATAGAGGCATCACTTGATGAATATGAAGAAGAAGATTCATACGATCAAGATGAAGATGATCTTGATATGTCAGATGAAGAAGATTCTGACGAAGAATAAATCTAATCAAAGATAGGCATTATTGCTGGAAGGTTATCGCTAACCAGCTATAAAAATGAATATGAAAGTTCTGTCGCAGAAAATCTACGACTATTGCTTAATAGGTTTGTTTTTATTTTTAATATTTTTGATAGGAACATATTTTCCTAATGACTATACTAAAGATAAAATTCGCCAAGACACAATCAATCACATAAAAAAAATAGGTTTCTTTGAACCAAAAGTAGATAACAGCTCTACAGATAAGTTTATTTTATCAATGCAAAAATGTATTGCTTATATAAACTTAGATTTAACTAAGGACCAACATATACCAACATCATTAATTATTGCACAAAGCATAGTTGAAAGTAATTTCGGTACTTCAAGATTTGCTAAGGAAGGCAATAATCTATTTGGCGTAAGAGTATGGAGTAAAAATGGTATGCTTCCTTTAAAACAACACGAATCAATAAATTGGCGAGTTAAAACTTATTCAACGAAATGTAAATCTGTAAGAGATTATATTTCAATACTTAACAATAACCACCACTATAAAGAATTTAGATATTTGAGAAACAAAACAAAAGATCCAATGAAACTAGCAGATAAATTAGATAATTTTAGTACTAGCATTGAATATACAAATCATGTTAAACAAATACTAATTAAATATAAAAACATTCTATGATTAAAATACTTATAAAAATCAACAGCTTATTGGATAAATTAATCTGGAATCATTTTATCAAACAACGCAATAAAAGATTAAAAAATGGCAAATGAAACTACATCAACATCAGTAAGTGTTCTCATAACACCACAAAAAGCAAAAGGTAGTTATAGAGTTTATAAACCTAAAAAATCAAAAAAGAAAAAATGAAAAAACCTGTATGGGAAAGAAAAAGACCTGCTAAATATGGTAAACCAAAACCATTTAATACTAAGTCTAAATCATATAAAAAAGCCAGACGTTCTGCTGGTCAAAAGTTTGGCAAAAAAACAAGTCTTGTTAAAAACCTTTATATAGCCAAAAAACTTAAAAAAAGATGAGTTTACCTAACGAAATAGTCTTTGGAAGCAGACTGGTTAAGTTAGAATACATTGATAAAGAAATAGCATCTAAGAAAAAGATTTTCGGTGAATTTGACTCAGACAAAAACACTATGACTATAGATAAATCATTAGATAACATTGAAATGAGTAACACACTACTTCACGAGATATTCCATTTAATTCACGATGAATATAAAATAGATTTACCAGCTAAAGCTGAAGAAATAACCTGTAATTCATTAGCTAATGGTATATGCCACATACTATATCAAAATCAGAATCTATTAGAGTTTCTTTACAAATCACTTAAAAAGTAATAATAGCCATATTTACGATTACATTATCGGTTAATTATGGAAAACGAACAAAAGAAAAAAGCTGGTAGGCCATCTGTCGTTCTTGACAGAGAAGAAGTATATAAATTAGCATTATTCCATTGTACTTTAGATGAAATGGCACATTTTTTTAAATGTGATAGAAATACCCTTACAAATAATTATTCAGCAGAAATAGCAAAAGGAAAGTCAGAAGGAAAAATTAGACTTAGGAAGAAACAATTTGATGTAGCTATGAAGGGTAATACAACTATGTTAATTTGGCTTGGCAAACAGATACTTGGTCAAAACGATCAAAATGTTGGAGAGGATTATAGTCCACTACCTATAGATGATATTTTATGAAATGTATATTTTGCCTAAGACCTATAATTAATAAACTGGAACAAAGAATTAAAGCGTGTAATGATTGTGTTGTTAAGTTATTAATGAAAAGGCATAATTTAAAAGTTAAAAAACAAGCACCAGTAAGTTTAAACCTAAAGAAATATGAGAAGATATAGACTAACTAAATCAGACAAAAATCCAAAAGGTGGATTGTCAGCTTCAGGTAGAGCAAAAATTAATAGAGCTACTGGAAGCAATTTAAGACCACCAGTAAGAACTAGACCAGATACTTTAACTGAATATAGACGCAAAGGTTCATTCTTGGTAAGAATGGGTAGCAGTCAAGGAAGATTGTTTGATAATAAGGGCAGAAAAACTAGATTAAAACTATCACTAGAAGCGTGGGGTTATAGAGGAAAAAGTAAATCTGAAGCAGTAGCTTTAGGCAGAAGGTATTTAAGAATTTACCAGAATAAAAAAAAATAATGGCAGAATGTATGTGTGGAAGAAAAAAAACTAAATCAATGGTTAATAAAGAAATTAAAACATCACAAGAATTAGATAATTTAATTAATGATTTAAAAAGACATATTGCTTTTTTAGAGGAAGATTTACAAGTTAAGAATATTGAAATAATGCAATTAAGAGCAAGTCTTAACAGTAAAAAATAATGTCATTCAGCGAGGCACAAAAAGCTGTATTCACTTGTCCAAATAGATTCAGAGTTTTAATTACTGGTAGAAGGTTTGGCAAAACCCATTTAGCTATGTACGAACTATTAAGGTTTGCTTCACGAAATAAAAATGGAAAGATATTCTATGTAAGTCCAACCTACCGAATGAGTAAAGAAATAATGTGGAAGCCATTAAAGAAAAAGGTTACTGATTGTAGATGGGTAAAATATACTAATGAATCTGATTTAACATTAATACTTAAAAATGGTTGTCAAATAAGTTTAAAGGGTGCTGATAAATCTCCAGATAATTTAAGAGGAGTAGGATTAAACTTTTTAGTTATGGACGAGTTTGCAGACATTCCAGAAGAAGCGTGGACTGAAGTATTAAGACCAACTATATCTGATAAACACGTAAACGGACACGTATTATTTACTGGCACACCCAGAGGATTTGGTAGTTGGTCATATAACATTTATCAAAGAGGATTAGGTGATGATAAAGAATGGAAGTCTTTTAAATATACTACACTAGAAGGTGGACAAGTAGAACAAGCTGAAATTGAACAAGCTAAAAAAGATTTAGATGAAAGAACATTTAGACAAGAATATTTAGCATCATTTGAAACTTATGCTGGAGTTGTTTATTACAATTTTAATAGAGAAGAAAATATTAAAGAATGTAAATATGATAAAGATGCTGTCATTCACTTGGGTATGGACTTTAACATTGACCCGATGAGTGCTTGTTTATTTCATATTAAAAACAATGTTGTAGAAGTATTTGATGAGATAGTTATTTACAGTTCAAATACTGATGAATTTATTGATGAATTGTTTAGTAGGTACCCAAAACAAAAGATAGTTATATATCCTGATCCAGCTAGTAGGCAACGCAAAACATCAGCAGGTGGAAGAACCGACTTAACTATATTGCAAAATGCTGGGCTTAATGTTAAATGTAAGTCTAGTCACCCTTTAATAAGGGATAGGATTAACGCTGTTAATTCAAAATTAAAAAGTTTTGACGGAAAGCGATCTATATTTATAGATCATTCTTGTAAAACACTAATAAATAGTTTAATGAAACAAGTCTATAAAGAAGGTACAAATCAACCAGAAAAAAATAATGGTTACGATCATATGACTGATGCACTAGGTTACGCAATAGATTATTTATTTCCAATTACTTCAAACTTACCTAAATCAACACCTAAGAGATTTTCATAATGGCATACACAAGACAAGATATAGAACAACAACATCAATTTTATAAAGGTATGATGCCTAGATGGGAATACTTTATAAGAAGTTATTTAGGTGGCAAAGAGTTTCAAGATGGTAAGTTTTTACAAGCATATCAATTAGAGTTAGAATCAGAATATTTTAAAAGATTATCTTACACACCATTAGACAATCATTGTCGTAATGTAATAGATATTTATTCATCATTTTTATTTAGAGTATTACCCACTAGAGAATTAGGTGCATTAGAACAAGATGCAACAGTTCAATATTTTTTACAAGATGCTGATTTAGAAGGAAGATCATTTAATAGTTTAATGCGTGAAGCACAAACTTATGCAAGTGTTTATGGACATACTTGGTTATTATTAGATAAGCCATCAACAAATGTAATGACAAGAGCAGAAGAATTAGATCAAGGAATAAGACCATATTTAAATATTTATACTCCTGAAAATGTTATTGATTGGAATTATAGAAGAAATGAATCTGGTTATTACTATTTAGAATATTTAAAAATTAGAGAATCAATAGATCAAAATGGTGAGTACTATAAAATTTGGTACGAGGACAGAGTTGATTGTGTTTTCTTATCAACAAATAATAGAGATGAACCTAAAATAACTCAAACATTAGAAAATCCAATAGGAAAAATACCAGCAGTTATTTTATATAATCAAAGATCACCAATGAGAGCAGTTGGTATTTCTGATTTAACAGATGTAGCTGATTTACAAAAAGCAATTTATAACGAGCTATCTGAAATAGAACAAATTATTAGATTATCAAATCACCCATCATTAGTTAAAACAAGAGATACTGATGCTGGTGCTGGTGCAGGTTCTATAATTGAAATTCCTGATAACATTGATGCAAACTTAAAACCATATATCTTACAACCAAGTGGAAGTAATTTAGATGGTGTATTAAAATCAATAGCAAATAAAGTTGATGCAATAAATAGATTAAGCCACGTAGGTTCTATTAGAGCAACAAGCGAAAGAGTTGCTTCTGGTATTGCACTAAGAACTGAATTTGAATTATTAAATGCTAGACTATCTCAAAAATCAAAATTAATGGAATTAGCTGAAGAACAAATTTGGAGATTATATGCTCAATGGCAAGAAACAATATTTGATGGTGAAGTTAAATATCCAGAAACTTTTGATATTAGAGACTGGGCAACAGATTTAGAATTATTACAACAAGCTAAAGCAAGTAATATTAAATCATCTACATTCACTAAAGAACTAGATAAACAAATTGCTAGAACTGTAATTGATGATGATGAGAAGTTAGTAGTAATAGATGCTGAAATTGAAACTAACACACAAGCTCTTGGAGAATTTCCACAACAACCAATAACATTACCTACAGTTTAATGTGGCACAAGATATTCTGCAAAAATTACAAGCCATTAGAGAAAAAGCTCTAGATAATTTAGAATCACAACACAAAGAACTATTATTCAAAACATTACAAAGACTAGAACAAGAGGTTATTAATATTGCTTCTGAACTTCCTACTAAAACTGGTGAATTATATTCCACTAGACTTGCAATAGAAATTAGACCTAGATTACAACAAGCTATTGAAGAATTTTATTTAACACCAGTTAATACATTAATAAAAGATTATGATAAGATTGCCGCAACAATAGTAGCAACTTATGGAAAACTTCCTATTCCACCAGAATTTAAAAATATAACCGAAGCTGATTTAGT